ACCCTGGACAGATGTGCGGGGAGCCATCGCGGGTGGTGCGGCCTGTCTAACAAGGTCAGGATAATCGGCGAGGACCTCAGTGGGGACAGGCTTACCTTCAGCCATTGCAACTTCAACACGAAGCCTATGACTGTCCATTCTCATCACTAATTCAGTATCACGAGGGAATTGGTATCCCACTTTTTCGCCTAAAGCAGTCCGTTCTGCAACTGTATCAAGACCAGAGCTTGGAGGAAAACCCTTGCTCCCAGCCCGATTCCAAGCCTCGATAGCCTGTCTACGTTTGAGAGATTTGGCAGCCTCCCACTCAGCCCGTACCATCTGCCAAGGCTCTTTAGCAATTTCCTCTGCCGCTTCAGCCATAGCTAGGTCGTACTCTGTACGTTCTAGCTTTCGGAGAGATTGTTCTATTTGCCGCTTTTTATTCAGGACCGGCGTACCACCATAGGAAAGCTGCATCCGCCGAGCTTCCCAATCAGAGCGTTCAGTAGTACCAAAGGCAGGCGCCTTTTCACCCGTTACCTCTCGGCTGGCGTCAAGTTCCCACTTCGCAACGTCCCGGTTATAGCGAGCTTGTATTACGGGGTCAGGGTATTCACCACGCCCCAAAAGCTCAAAGGCTTCTGATTCCAGGTCAGGTACTAGACGGCCCTCCTGAGCTGCTACGTCACTCATAAGCGCAGCCAGGTCATCGGGAATCTCAGCCCCCGCCAGCGCAACCCTGGGCCGCGCCACGGTCCCAGCCCGACCAGCGGCTTCCGCCACTCGCCGCCCCGTTTCTGACGCCGCAACCTTTTGCGCTACACTACCAACAGCCCTAGCACCCAACTTCGCTCCAGCTAAAGCAGCACCAGCCTCAAAGGGGCTGATGAGTTCAGATGCCAGCCGGGCTGCCGTGCCACGCTGTTGCTGTCTCTTGATAGTCCCAATAATGTCCAGGAAGCCTTCGCTCTCCGGCACAGGCCTCCCTACCAGCCGGTTAAAGGCATCAATGAAAGTGCCACCCATCAGGGTGATGGGAAGATTCCAGGTCTCAGACCAGGATTCAAAGGGTGTGCCACCAGGGATTACGCCAGCGATAGGCCGTGTCTTCTCCTGAATACCAGCAATCCTCCGACGCATATCGGCTTGTCCCGCAAGAATGTCCCGGAACGCTTCCTGCCGCATCCCGGCAGTGGGAGCAAAAGCAGCTTGCTGCTCCTCAAATGTCTGGAAGAAAGGAGGAGGAGGCTGCGCTCCGGCTGTGGGAGTAGGCGTCGGGACTGGAGTGGGCCGCACGCCCTGACGCGCCGCCTGCCTTCTGGCAGCTTCTCGTTTCAGCTTCTCCAGGTCAGGGTTTGTTACGGGCCAGTAGAGGGTCATCAGCGCACGACACCCGGAGCGAATCGGGCCGGTCTACGCGCTACGTTGAACCCCGGTATACCCGACGCCACTTCTTGCTGAAAGGCCCCAAGCGGTATACCCGCCTCAGCCCTGAGCCGGTCGAAGACCTCCAACTCCTCCGGGAGCAGGTTCCGTTGGGCCTGCAACGATAAGATGGGCAATCCCGCCGCAGTGGAGAGCCGCCGCCTTGTAGGTTCAATAGGCCGCCCTGACAATGCTTGTCTAACCCCAAAAGGCAGCAGCGCCTGCTCTTCGTCGAAGATTCCAACCCTACCGGGCAATAGCGGGTCAACCGTGCCGCCACGCTGCAACGGCTTGACATTCATGGCCTCCCGCATTTTACGCATATCCTTCGTTTTCCCCATAGGCATGACCATGCTGCCTTGAGGAGAGAAGACCAACTCAGGCCCTTTCTCGCCAACAAGACCCAGGCCCCGAACAAAGCCGCCACGCGCCAGCTTCTTCGGCTTCTGACCAAATATGTTTGTCAGTTCCGTCTCAGAAAAGCCACCAGCACTTTCAAACGCTTCACGAGTAAATGGCACCTGTGGAGAGGTCGGCGTAGAGGCTGGTGCAGGAGCCTTCGGCAACGAAACGTTGTTGAAGCCAGGACTGAAATCCGGCAGATTGAAACCCGCGACTGTTTGCTCAGTGGCAGACATCCCACCAGGCTGAGGCGTTGGAGTGGGAATCGTTCTAAGGGCACCATCAGAAGTACCGCTTGGCGTTGGAGTGGGAATCGTTCTAAGGGCACCATCAGAAGTACCGCTTGGCGTAGCCGTAGGAGCGCCCTGTGTAAAGCCCGCCTCCGCCCCGCCGCCGGTTTTACCACCTCTAGCCGTCCCACCGCCGGTTATTCCCCCGAGGGCCGCGTCAATCGCATCGCTGATTTGCTTCGCTATATCCGCCTGGTTCTGCGCGGCTTTAAGGCCCTCGTTCTCTTTCTGAACCGCCTCCAACTCTTTCTTTCTGTTTTCGTCTTCCTGGCTGATGCGGTTCAGCACGTCCATGAACGCGCCTGGAGTCCCGGTGCCGCCCTTCATCTGGTTCATCAGCCGCGCATAGGCGTCCTGCAAGAACTCCGGCTGCTCCGCTATTCTCTGCACCCCGCCAGCAGGCGGAGGGGCCACGAGGCTCTGCCCCCGCGCAATGGCAGAGATTGCAGCCACGTCGCCCGGAGATTGGGCAAAGTCCATGGCGGCCTGGAAAGCCTGGAGAGACGTGGGCCGGTCCCGGAAGTCCGCCAGGGCCAGGGCGCCCTCGGCATCGCCTGCAATAAGGCGCCCGCTAATCAGTTCATCTAAGCTCGCAACCTGCTCCGGCTGGAGCGGTTGGAGGTTGCCCTGCACATCGCGCAGGAATTCACGGCCTCCCTCCACCACAACACCCGACTCGAACCTTTGCTGTACTTGCTGGAACGCCCCGGTCTCAGGGCTGAACGCAAATTGCTGGCCTCCGATGTTCACAGACTGCAAGGACGCCAGTTCTTGGTTCAAAGCCGCAGGGAAGCTCACAGTCCCGTCAGGCTGCGTGACCATGACCTTGCCCGTGGTGGGTTCGACGCTGACACTGGCAGTCCCCTGGGCAGGGTCAAGCAGTAGAGATTGTCCCGTGTTAAAAGTGACGTAACGGCGTCCCCCTCCCAGGTCGATAGACGATGCAATCTGAGCGTTCGCCGGGTCCACGACAGGAGGGCCGAGGGCTATTCTCTGCCCGTCGGCAAACACGGCAAAGTCGTCAACGCCGTCGCCGTTGGTGTCTATTGGCCTGAAAGCAGCCAGTTCTTCCAGCGACGGCGCACCGGCAGGAACGACACGTTGAAAGGTGCCCCCAGGGTAGGAGTACAACTGAGTCTTGGTGCCGTCTTTGTTGGTCCACTGTTGGACAAGGCTGATGTCTTCCCTGGCTAGTTTTGTGGGCTGCGAGGGGTCGTAAGCGACGGACATCACCTGCCCGCCGATGTTATAGAAACGCCGCACCTGGTTCGGCCCTTCCTGCTCGTCCCGTATGAACGTGACGGTGGTGGGGTCCACACCAGGCTGTTTCACAAAGAAGGGTTCGCCCTCTATCCGCCCTGCCTTTGTGTTGAAAGCGTACTTATCACCTGTGTTCGGGTCTTCAACAACTGAGAAGCCAGGAGCAAGAGGCGGCTCCGCTGACTTGAAGGCCCACCTTATGTTGCCGTTGACAAGGTTGACGTACTCTATCTCAGACGCGGAGGCGCCACGCGCAAGAGCGTCATTAAGGGCCACTTGCTTGGTGGGAAAACCCTCGAACTCGCCGCCTGTAACTCCAGACCAGACCTGGAATTCCCCGTCAGCGACTTTGATATAAGCGTTTACAAAGCCCTTGTCCTTCTGCGATTGCAGCTCGTCGTTGGCTTCCGCCTGGGTCTTTTCCGTGGCGATAATCTCGTCAACGCCCTGTGCTGGTTTAGCCATTTCGCCCTCTCAGCATTTTCAAGACTGCCTCGACGCCATTTTGCTGAATGAACCGGCTGCGCTCCTGCTCAGTCATAGAAGTAAACCGCGCCCTGGCGTCCCGAGGCCGTAATTTCTCGCTGCCCAACGGCACGGCGTCAGACGCATCGGCCTTCTTCATCCGCGTCTTATAGTCGTCCACGATTCTGTCAAAGACCTTTTCCAGGGGGTTCCGCTCTCCCATACTTTCACCCGGCCAAGTTCTGCCCGTTCCGCCCCGGCCTCGCAGCCTGGGGGGTCAAGGGCTGTCTCAGAGCGTTCATGCCGCTTCTAACCTGCTGTGCCGCTTGTTGCGGTCCCGTGGTCCCCAACGTGGACTGTAGGGGCATTCCGTCAGGCCCAAGTATCTGAGACTGTTGCTGCCCGCCGGCCTGGGCGCCGGCCCCCATAGCTGCGCCGCCGCCCCTTGCGGCCTCCTGAGCCAGCAGGTGGGCCAGACCGAGCCTTTGGGCCGCTAGCTTGGCGAATTGCTCCTGCACCAGCGGGTGTGCATAGACCATATCCTCGGCAATTCGTTCTCTTTCTCCCGTCACGTCCTCCACTCCAGCCAGAACCCAGAAGGATTCCAAGGACCGAACGCCGGCCTGTAGCTCCGCCAACGCCTGCTGCCTCTCCTGCAACCTCAGCACGGGGTCTGTTATCTCAAACTTGACCTCCATACTGTAGTCGTTGTTCAGGTCGCTGCGGCTTATCTCGTGGCCCTCCACTTCCAGCTTGAGGTCCAGAATATCTATAAGCTGGGCGATTTGCTCGCCAGCCTTGGTCGCCAGGTGGCTGACCTGCTCCGACATTGTGATAAAGGCTCGCTGCCCAGCGGTGTTCAAGATAGCCTGTTGCCCCACGGTGTTGACGCCCACGTCCCGGACTCCGCTCACCGCCCTGGTATACGTCCCATCCTCAATGTCCTTGAGCAAGGCTGCGTCAATGTCCTGGAGTTGCCTGGGCAGTTGGGGTCTTTCCAGGTACCAGAGGTCCGTTCGGCTGGGGAGTTCCACCATTCCAGAGGTAGCTAGTTGCTCCTCCACTTGCTCCGCCGGTTGCGTCGTGCCCATGGGCATGAAGGCGGCTTCCAGCAGCATGTTGTGACGCGCCGCCATGTCCTGAGCGTTTGCCTTCATGTCGTCCATGAGATGGTCCAGGAATCCCACGGCCTGCCACTCCGGGTTGATCTGCGTGATGTTCGACGGTTCCTGACCCCGGCCTGAAAAGGCGTGTCCAAACGGGACGAATCTCCACGTGTTAGGCTCGACAATCAGCATGTCGTTGGCAAGGGTTATAAGGGAGTGCCACTCCTCAACCCAGTATTCGATGCAGGGTACAGGCTCAAAGGGGTTATCCTTGACCTCATAGACGTGCACCGTGCCCCTGCCTGCTTTCTTCCGAGCCGCCGTGATGTCGTGAAGGGTCTGCGCCAGCCACACCCCTGTTTTGACCGCCACGTAGGGTTGCTTCTCCATGGGGTCAAGAAGCACCCTCTGGGGGTGGGGCGCCCGAATACGGAAGGGCATGACGGTCCTACGCCGGTGCTCCCAGAGCGCCTTGCGCCGTTTGAGTTCCTCGCTGGTCTCTCCCTTCTCCCCCTCCGGTTCCTCATCCCTGGCAAGTTGCAAGTCTTTGGAGTCCAGAGCCACTTCGACGACGGCATAGCCGTAAAGAGCAAGGTTCTTGGCTATCTGCTTGAACGTGGGGTTGGGTTCCCTAAGCGACGCCTGGTGGAAGATGGCCTGCATGGCCCTCTCCACCTTGTCGTTGTCCTCTTTGTGCTTCTCCCCAAATCTCCTGACGGTAGCAGAGGAACCCGCAATCTGGTCAACGGCGTGGTCAATGATGGCCCGGGGTTTTGCCGGCCTCAAAATAGGCCTCTTTACCCCCTCCGGCCAGAGGCTGAACGTGCGGTTGTAGTAACTGTCCCTTACGCTGTTCCTGGCGTGGGTGTCAGACCACAGCCCCGTCAGGTGAGTGACAACCTGCTGAATCCAGGTGGTGTCCGGCTTACTGTTGAAGTCCACTTACCAACCGTACCTTCCGGTCAGACTCTTTCTCCTTGACCTGGTGGAACGCTCGCCCCTGTCTCCCGCTGCGGGGCGGGCAAAACCTCGGAGTTGCCACGCTATGCCCACCGCCATCGGGTAGTCGTCATGCCCCCCGGACAGCGCCTCTATTCTACCACGCTGTAGCGGGTTGCGAATAACAGTGAAAAACTGGGCCAGCCCCTCCGCGCTCGGCACCGTGATAAACCTGGACTCAATGGCTTCAATCAGGTCTCCCCACAACGTGTACCGGCTTCCACGGCTGGCCAGGCTGGACGTGTCATAGGTGTGCCACCCAGGTTTGCCCTCGTCTCTGTGGTAAAGCCGTTTGTACTTGAGATTCAGAGCGTGTTCAATCGTCAGTACACCCCAGTCGTTGTCCTCAATGCCCCAGATAGGGCTGTCGTACATGTTCAGGAGTTCAACTGAGGCTACCCCTAGCTCCGACGGGTTCAGGACGTTGCTGTGAATGTCGGCCGCCACGTAGCCGGTCACAACGTCCAGCACGACGGTAACAGCAAAGTCCTTGCCTGTTCCGTGCGACGTGTCAGTGCCCGCCGCGTACCGTTTGCCCGCCTGAAACTTCTGGTAGACGTTCGCCCTGACCCCGTTGCCCATGAGCAGTGTTTCAATGGGCGGCCTCACGTCCTGTTTCATCTTCACCAGCACGTCTAGGTTGAATGCCGCCAGCGCCCTGGCGGGCGCCATCATTTCTTCTTCGCTCTGGGGATACTCTTTCTGGAATAGGGCCAGATCCCGATATTTCTTTCTCTCCTCCTCGTACCATTCGGCACTCCTCCCAGGCCGAACGTTCCAACCAAAGAATAGCTTGTGGAACCCTAGCTCCGCCGCATTCCGGTATATCTGCTGGAATAACCCCTCCATCCTGTAAGGGTTCCACGTCGAAAACAGAATCAGTTGCCCTTTGTTGTCCGCCATGCCCGGCGCCACTGAGTTGTACGCCGCATCTAGGTATTCGTGCCGGTCTGCCTCATCCATCAGCGCCAGCGTCGGCGTCAGCCCCCGTCCAGCCCCCTCCGTCGAAGGGAACGCCATGATGCGCCCCCCGTTCCCAAAGGTCATCTGCTCCCGGTTGCTCGGATCCCCCTGCGCTTCTCTCAGCCCGTTAGGTAGATTCTCCCACACCAGCCTGCACCGCGACAGAAAGTCCCAGGCGTCTTTCTCTCCCTTGCTAAATACCAGCACCAGAGCGTTCGGCACGTTCATCGCGTGCCACACCGCATACGCCGATAGTATGGTCGTCATCCCTATCTGCCGCGCCTTCCCTATGATGATGCTGGACCTCTCCTCTACACTGTCCACCAGCTCCATCACGTGCGGCCACTTCTCCAGGGGCACTACCCCCGTCCCAGACGCCACTACCCGCACGTACGGCAGAAAGTGCCTGAACGCCCTCCGCCCCTTCTCCTGGAAGAACTCCTCCGCGTGCTCCACCAGGGTCTTGTCGTCAAGCCTCAACACTTACTTCTTTTTCTTCCGCGCAGGCAGCCCCCTCCTCGGCGTCCCCGCAAACTCCTTCAACTGCTCCTCTGTCATCCCCGTCCTCGTCTTCTTCCCCTCCCGCTTCCTCGCTAGGTCCGCTCCCATGAGCCTCTGTTGCGCCTTGCTCTTCGCCGGCATCCCTTTCACCTCTCTTTTACCCGACTTAATCGGAAGTACGGATATAGTAGCCCCTCCTGGTATGGCAAAGTGCCATACCGCTCCCGCCACCTCTCCACCGTCATTTCGTGGTCGAGGTCCAACGCATATCCACAGCAGCGGTCCCCCTTCCTCCTCCCCATGTCCCTACCACATACCCTGCATAACTTCATCACCGCATCTCCTCCCATCTGCGCGGTCATCCCTCTTTCACCAGGCTTATGCTGATCACCCGGTCTAGATTCGCCGCGTATACCACCCTCCCTCCCAGGCTGAACTCCACCATCCGGCTCCCAGGCACACTGTACCGCACTTCGTCCGCCTCTACCTCCTTCTGCATCAGCCCTATCCCCTGTGGGTCTCCAGGATGCTCAAATGTCACCAGGTATGCCTTCGTCTCTTTCCCTATCACCATAGACTTTATACTCGGTCCGCTTCCTTCATCCTTCATCCAGCATCCTTTCGAGCGTATCCACCCCTGCACTCTCAGCCCCTCCGGCCACTCCCCCGTCTGTACGATAGCCCCGTCGGGGCCACTTATGTACCCTAACGGCACTTCCACCCCCTCCGGCCACGGCCCCCGACTCCCATCGGGGTACTCCGGCACAGTCGGAGGCCCTTTCTCTTCACTCATTCGTTACCTCCTTTATCTCCTCTTTCCTCCATGTCTTTCCCCTCAGTACTGGGAACCACCTCAGAAACTCCTCCCTGTCCCCCTCGCTTAACTTCTCCCAGATTTCTTCTACCGGGATTTCTAGCAACTCCCCCTTTATTCGCACCTTACCTCCTCGGAAATATCCTGTTTTGGGATATTAACCCGGTTCGCCTATCGCCTCCAGACCGCCATTTCTGGGTCTCCTGTCACAGCTGCGCCCCCCAGTACGTCGAAGGTGGTCGCCCCAAAGGGGTCCCATTCAGGGTGCCTCCCTCCAGATACAGCCAGATACGATTGGTTTTGGTTCGCACAACAATCTCAGTTGGCGTATCGCTGCCGGTAGCCTGGATGGGAATCACGGAAACGCTGCTGTCCCTCTCGGTAGCAAACCATGCATAAACCAGCAGGCGGCATATCGTGACCACGCTTGCAGTAGATACGAGCCTCCCGGCCACGCTGGATATTCTCCCGATGAGTCACAAGCGCCAGGTGGCCGGGGTTTACACATCCCCGATTCCTGCATAGATGGTCCAGTTCCAGGCCAGGAGGGATTAAACCATGCTGTTGTTCCCAGGAGTAACGATGGCCGTAGCCCACGGCGCCGTCATAGAAGAAGCGGGCATACCCATTACTCGTTAGACGCCGCCATTCCCAACATCCGGCATCGTTCACCTTGTACGACCTGGAGAACCTGGAGGTGCAATCCATCGTCTAACCCTCCCTTATTGCATTATGTAAACCTAGATACAAGCGGCGTCGGTATACCAGCTACCGATGGCGGTAATCGTTATCCCCGCCGGTGGGGAAACGTAGGAATTCGTAGAGAGGGAGGTTATGGGTATCCTCTGGCACCAGGTCCTCACCGGGCCGTCGTTGGTACTGGCTATCGGGTACGGCAGGTCGTCGCTAGTCCCAAACACCACCGTCGCCAGGTCCTCACCGGTCACGGCACACTGCGCACATCAGCCGTGTACACGTTAGTCGGTGACTCCATGCGATCAATGACGACCTTGACAATGTGCAGCAGATTACGCAACCCCTGCACATCGGTAGTCACCTCGACGGAATCCGCCTCTACGCCACTACCTACCACCACCCTCACACGGCGCCGGTCGTCGTCCACCTCGAAACAGAACTCCATGATATCCCTCCTCTACATCGTATCTGATACGCCCTGGTTAGCTCCACGGCTCGATTCTAGGCCTGTCAGAGCGATGGGGTGGTCTCCTGGTCGGCTCCGTCGATAAACCCGGCATCTGCATCGGGCAGAGGTGTCCCGCCAGGCAATGCCTCCACGATGCGACCAGGTTGCACTCCCAACGCCTCGAGCCGAGAGCAGATTGCGTCCAGCTGGTCGGCCGACAGCCGGTGAGTCACGTCTACCGCCCCGGTGTGCTCCACACGGTCAGTCACGAGGCCAGTAGCACGGCCGATGAACGCGAGGGCACCGTTGGCTGGCGCCCATGCTCGGTCCTCCTGGGCGCCGGTGAGGTTTTTGCGAGCCTCATCGAGGATCGCTGGCAACGTCCACTGTGCGTCGGATGTGGCCTGCGCCTGGAGTGCGTTAATCCTAGGTGAGACGACGGGATGGTGTGCGAGGTCATGGGCATTATCCCAGAGAGTACCCGGTAGGGAGGTCGGCACCTGGTCTGGGTAGGCGATGCGGTAGGCGGCGACGTATGAGAGGCCGGAGGCGACGCCCTGGGCAAACGCTTCCTGATGGGCGGTGAGGCCGTGCTCATTGGTAGGGAGGGACATGATTCCCATTATAGCAGAAACGGCCTAGAGGGTGGAAACGGTGGGAGGGGGGTGATTCGGGGGTTCCAAGGGGGTGTCCCCCTTGGGAGGAGAGATACAAACGTAACAGTCCGGAGGTGTTATGCCGGGAGGTAGATACAAACGTAACAGTCCGGAGGTTGTTACGCTGGTGTTACGCTGGTTGTTACGCGTGTCTGGGGAGGGGAGATTTGTATCTGAGGACGGGGTTTATAAATCGCCCGATTTTTAATATAGCTTGGCTGCGGCGCGTTTGCTGTCGTGTTGGACGAGCACGCTCTGCTCAAGTGTACACCCCCCTGTCAAGGGTAATTGAGACAAGGTCAGATAGTAATTGAGACATTGCGAACCAAAATTAGACGTGAAAACTTATACGAAACTCGATTATGTGTAAGGAAGCTCTAAACATGCTATCAAGTTTTCCAGTACTTTAGTACAGTTGGCAGAGGGTAGGTAGATAGTATACAATCCCCCCATCAGGTGACTAGGTATTTGGACGGCTGTACCGGGTGCAACGCGCCAGAGAAGGGAAGTCGCCAGGCAGTAGAGGAGGAGACCATGAGCGTACCAGTAGCGGGGACAACTGCCGTCTGCCAGGGATGCCGACGGCGAGTACTAGCCGAAACGTTGGGGTTCATACCCTATGTGGGGACGTTCTGCCCGCCGTGCTACGAGTCCGCACGTGCAGAAATCGAGACACGACGCAACCCAGGAGACTAGCCCGGTCCCTCTGGCCGCCCCGATGCTATCGTGGCGGCCAGGGATGGCCGGGTTAGGCCAACGAGGAGGAGGGAACCATGTGGGAACCCATTGTCTGCATCTGTAACCGGTGGTGGTACGTCCGGCAACGGTGGGACGGGTGCTGGGAGATGCGCCCTAGCTACCCTGGAGTCACATACCAGACACGGGCGGACGCGATGCGCGACGCCTACGCATTCGCCAGGCCGTAGGATGGCCGGGTTAGGCCACGCCCGCAGGCCCCCGACGGTGTCGGGGTACTCCGACGGGAGTCGGAGGCCACACAGAGGGCCGGGGCAGTACGAGGAGGAACCATGGTGAAACCAGAACCCTCGGTCATCGCTCAGGATAGTAGAACCATAACGTATACCGAAGCCCGCGTTCTCTGGGAGAACGGCGAATTTTCGGATTGGGTCGAGCAACATGGCGGCCTCCCTATCATCATCGATAATGATGATGTCACTAGGTGGGCCGACATTGAGGATGCTCTATCGGACGACAGTTGGGACAACTAACCCGTCCCCTCCGGCCCCGATTCTCATCGGGGCTGGAGATAGCCGTGGCATGGAGGTAACAACCTATGAGCAAACAGATTTCTGTTCCCCTACTCTGGCGGTGTGGACGATCCACGTGCCAGCACATCTGGCCTCGCCGTATCGAGGCACGGCCGCAGCGTTGCCCCCGCTGCCGGGGATACAACATCATGCCTACGTCCGTGCGGCCCGAGAGGAAAAGCCTCCGGTCCCCATCGGAGGCCTCCGGTCCCCACCGGAGTACCCCGACACCGTCGGGGGCCTATGAACAAAATTAGCGACTGCCAGCAATTGTCAGACGACGCCCTGTTGAACAGCTATGCCGCCGTCAAACAGGCTGCCCAGGATGTTGCAGACCGCCGAGGCCGTATTGAGCAGGAGATATGGCGCCGGCTGAGACAGGCTGAGAGTGAGGGCGCCCAGGTGGGCAGCATCCCCTCCGCTCAGTACATTTGCGAGGATGCCACTCGACCCACCTACGACCAGGCTGCGTTAGTGCCCCTGAGGGATTTGCTCACGCAGCCTGATCTGGCAGCCTGTTTCACCCCAGAGCACCAGGAGACCATGACGGTGCCGGACAAATGGGATATGCGGAAAGTTCTACCTCTGGCCCGCCGGAGCGCGGAGGTCCAGCATGTGGTGAACCGCGCCACTATCCCAGGGACGCCAAAACTCAGGTTTGAGGAGAGGAAAAGCCCATGATTAAGCAGTCAACCCTCGACATCATCCACCGCTACGTGAACGAACATGCCCACCCAGGAGGTTTCGTCAGAGCGGTGCTGGAGAACAACCTGACACAGGCATATGGCTATGCGGATGCGGAGAACTTCGCATCTCTGAAAGAGATTGTCAAATACTGCTACTGGGAGATACCTGGTGACTGTTGGGGTTCGCCGGAAAAGGTCAGAGCATGGCTGAACGGCAACGAGTAATCCCAGACACAGCCCAACCGTGCCTGTGGTGCGGTATCGTGGTGGAATCGGTGAACCAGTGGGCTAACGAGCCATGCGACAATCCGCCCGTGGGGATGGCCCGGCGTCATGAGGTTGCGGACTGGCCCATGCTACCACACCCCGGATGGAGCGGCATTAGTGCAAAATAACCAAGGCTTTTGAAGGAGGAGGAGTCCCATGGAACCTGAATATCGCTTTGTAGCCAGAGTCAAGGCCGTTGGAACCACCAGCCGCGAGGGCGGCTGGAGCCTGACCGTGGACTGGAAACTGCCCGGCTCAAAATATGACATGGTACTCTACGGCACAGAGGACAGTATGTCCCTCATGGGCATCGGCATCGGCAGCAGCGTCGCGTGCGTTATCAGCCGGGGCCGACTGAAAGAGGGCAAGCCCGAAAAATACGCCAGCAGTTACTTTTGGGACGTTGAAAGCCTTGAGTTGACCCAACCCACGGCCCCGGCCGCCAAGGCCCCCGATAGAATCGGGGTACTCCGATCCCCATCGGAGGCCCCGCAAATCGTCCCACAGCGCCGAGGAAGGGTGAAATCCACGGGGGCCTCCGGTCCCCACCGGAGTACCCCGACACGGTCGGGGGCTGCGACACCCGACGCGCAGCCTGTCCCCCAGGCTCTCGGGGCCTGCGAGAATCACGCCATGGCGTTCATCGAGTCGGGGATTCTGCCCGTGCCGGAGGGCCGCGACCCGCTGAATTGGCTCTGGGAACTGCGGGACCGTATCTACCGGGGCGTCAACATGCGCCTGTTGATGGAGCCCAACTTCTGCTATGAGCACCAGACCCAGATGGTCCGGTCCGAAACCGGCGC